GGTAGTTCGCGCTGCAAATGTTTTCTAGTGACAAAAATGTCACAATGGGGTTGGGGGTGGACGCCACACAGCGAAGGCTGTAGCTTTATGGCCGAAGGAGCAGGCAATGGCATCTCAGAGTGAAATAGCACACCATCTTGGCCTTAGCACTAAATATTTGGGCGAATTGCTGGATCGTGGCGTCATTGAGCGTAAGCCTCGTGGTCAATACGATCTGGACGAGGCTCGCGCGTCATATATAGCCAATCTCCGCGAGGTCGCCGCTGGTCGAGCAGCAAACGGCGACCTTGATCTGGGCGAAGAGCGAGCGCGATTGGCGAAAGAGCAGGCCGACGCCAAGGAAATGGAGAACTCTATCGCCCGTGGCGAACTGGTCTACATTGACGATGTGGCCTCCGAGATCGAAAAGCAGCTTGTGAAAGTGAAAACCAAGCTACTTGGCGTTCCAACGAAGGCCGCGCCAGAGGCGCACGCTTGCGCTACGGTGAAAGAAGTACAATCCTTACTTGAAGCTAAGGTAGTAGAGGCATTGAATGATTTGGTCGGACTCAACGCGAGCGACACAGAAGAAGGTTCTTGAGGCTCGGCTTCAGTCTTGCGCGGCTAAGGCACTCAAACCTCCGCCCAAGCTGACGGTCAGCCAATGGGCCGACACTTATCGGCAGTTGTCCAGCGAAAGCAGCGCTGAAGCCGGTAGCTGGTCAACCAGCCGCGCCGAGTATCAGCGCGGCATGATGGATGCTGTTTCTGACCCGAATATTGAGAACGTGGTTCTGATGACCGGCGCTCAGATCGGCAAGACGGAACTGATCAACAATGTGGTCGGCTACCACATCCACCAAGACCCGGCTCCGATGCTTGTTGTTCAGCCAACGCTTGAGATGGCACAGACGTGGTCGAAAGACCGTCTCGCGCCTGCGATCAGAGACACACCCGCCTTGACTGCCAAGATTGCCGATCCGCGCAGCCGAGACAGCGGCAACACCACGCTGCATAAAGTTTTCACTGGGGGTCATGTCACGGCTTGCGGTGCCAACAGCCCGTCATCTCTGGCGTCTCGTCCTTGTCGGATCATTTTGTGCGATGAGGTTGATCGCTATCCCTTGTCTGCTGGTAGTGAGGGCGATCCAGTTGGCTTGGCTAAGCGGCGTTCTTCTACGTTTTGGAATCGCAAGATCATCTTGGTTAGCACCCCGACTGAAAAGGGTGCCAGCAGGATTGAGCAGGCTTACGAGGAAAGCGACAAGCGCAAATACTTTGTGCCCTGCCCTGATTGCGATGAGCCTCAAGTGCTTCAGTGGGCGAATGTCCGCTGGCAGGAAGGTCAGCCTCATACCGCAGAATACACCTGCGAACATTGCGGAAGCTGCTGGACTGACGCCAAGCGCTTTCAGGCGATCCGCTACGGAAAGTGGGAAGCCACATCCGAAGGCGATGGCAAGACGGCTGGCTTTCACCTAAGCGGCCTGTATTCACCGTGGACGCCGCTGGAAGACACGGTGCGAGACTTCCTTGCAGCTAAGCGCGATCCAATGCGGCTCAAGACTTGGGTGAACACCTTCCTTGGCGAAAGCTGGGAAGAGCAGGGCGAGCGCGTTGATGAGCATGATCTGCTGGATCGGCGCGAAGATTGGGGCGGAGAGTTGCCAGAGGAAGCCTTGCTGCTGACTGCTGGGATTGACGTGCAGGATGACCGATTGGAATACGAGGTGGTTGCTTGGGGCCGTGGGGAAGAAAGCTGGTCGATTGACTACCGGGCGATCTACGGCGATCCGTCAACGGCTGATCTGTGGCTTCGTCTGGACGAAGAGCTATTCCGTAGCTACGAGCATCCGCTACATGGTGAGATGACGCTGCGCTCGGCCTGCATTGACTCTGGTGGTCATTACACGCAGCAGGTCTACAACTACGCTAAGACCAGAGCGGGCAGGCGCGTTCACGCGATTAAGGGGATTGGCGGTGATGCCAAACCGATTGTTGGGCGACCGACGAAAAACAACATCGGTAAGATCAACCTATTCCCGGTTGGCACTGACACAGCCAAGGAATTGGTGTATGCTCGCTTGAAGATGACTGAGCCGGGTGAGGGATACTGCCATTTTCCTTTGGACCGGGACGAAGAATACTTCAGGATGTTGACGGCTGAGAAGAAGATCACCAAGTATTTTCGTGGACGACCAAAGCAGGAATGGGTTAAGGTCAGGACGCGCAACGAGGCGCTTGACTGCCGGGTTTACGCTCTGGCGGCTTTGTCGCTATTAAACGTAAACATGGAGGCTGTTTACAAGCAGGCCCAAAATAAGGTACAATCTGCTGACAGGACGGGTCCGCCTAAGAAGCGTCGGGTGATGCCCAAGCGCAACAGCTTTGTTCACGGATATAAGTAATGGCTAATCTTTTTGATCCGAACAACGCTCCTGAAGGTGAACCCTTGGAAGTTGTTGTAGGCGACTTCATACAATGGAAGAGAAGCGACCTTTCCAAGGACTATCCCAATAATACTTACACAATGACCTATGTTTATCACTTGGCTGATGGGAGTGGGCCTGAGCCTCATGTGACTGGCACGGCATTGGGCGATGACTACTTATTCACGGTGACTTCTGCGCAGTCATCTCAAGTCGCTGCTGGAAAGTACAAATGGCAGCTTGAGGTGATCCGAAACTCTGATAGCAATCGGGTCGTTATTGACAGGGGTGAAGTTGACTTCATCGGTGACATTGATGCCTCTGGTGCTGATATTCGTAGTCACGCAGAGATCATGGTGTCTAAGATTCAGTCAATTCTTGAAGGTAAAGCGGATTCTGATGTCAGCAATTACAGTATTGCCGGTCGCTCGCTGACCAAAATGACATTTGAGGAGCTTATTTCGGCCCGTGACGTTTACCGTCGTGAGATTCAGCAGGAAAAGGTGAAGGCTCGCATCAAGCGTGGCAAACCTAGCGGCTCAACCGTGAAAGTGAGGTTCAGTTAATGGGATTGTTGGACCTCTTCAAGCGAACGCCACAGCCTCAAAAGAAGCGTATGTACGCAGCCGCAGGAAAAGGGCGGCTGTTTGCGGATTTTAGGCCCGGTGATCGGAGCGCTGACAGCGAAATCCGCTGGGCGCTGCCTGATCTGCGCAACCGCTCGCGCGATTTGGAGCGAAACAACGAGTATTTCCAGCGCTATCTGCACCTGCTCCGCACCAATGTCGTGGGTGAGCAGGGCTTTAAGCTGCAAGTGAAGGCTCGCAATCCTGACGGCACGATTGACCGTGGTGGGAATCGCATCATTGAGAGCGCGTGGCGTGATTTTAGCCGTTTAGGTGGCCCGACCGTTGATGGACAAATGAGCCTGCTGGATGTCCAGAACCATGTTATCACAGGCTTGGCGCGTGATGGTGAGGTCTTCCTGCGGATCGTGAAGGGCGGCTCATTCCGCCACCAGATCGCCTTGCAGATTATTGAGCCGGATCGCATTGACGATGAGATGAACGAGCGGTATCGCAACGGCAATCAGGTCCGCATGGGCGTTGAGCTTGACGAATATCGCCGCCCTGTGGCCTACCACATCCTGACATCTCACCCCGGCGATTACGACTATACGACACTGGCTAAGGGGCAAAAGCGCATCAGACTGCCCGCTGACCAGATGCTGCACATCTACAAGCCGACACGCGCTGGGCAGACGCGCGGCACGCCTTGGCCGACAGCCGCGATCATGGCGCTGAAGATGCTTCACGGCTATCGTGAGGCGGAACTTGTTGCAGCTCGTACTGCTGCGTCCAAGATGGGCTTCTTTACGTCGCCCAGCGGAGACGGTTACACAGCCGACGACTACGAGGAAGATTACACGCCTATTTACGACGCTGAGGCTGGCACGTTCCATCAGTTGCCTGCTGGTGTTGAATTTCAATCGTTTGATCCGAGCCACCCAACAAGCGCATTCGCTGACTTTGAGAAGGCTATCCTGCGGGGAATCGCAGGCGGTCTTGGCGTGAGCTATACGTCACTGGCGAATGACCTTGAGAATACCAGCTATTCGTCAATCCGTCAGGGTGCGCTTGAAGAGCGTGACTTTTATCGCACACTTCACAGCTTTATGATCGACCACGTTCTTGATCCGCTTTACCGCACTTGGCTTGATCATGTGATGGATATGGCGTTGATCCCGATCAATGGGCCGGGCAAGTTCGAGAAGTTTACTGAAGACTACGCGTTCCGCGCACGCGGCTTCCAGTGGGTTGATCCGCAGAAAGAGATGAACGCTGCGATTATGGGTCTGCAAAACGGCATTCTCAGCCACACGGACATCGCTGCTAACTATGGCCGAGACGCAGAAGAAACCTTCAGCCAAATCCAGCGCGACAAGGAAACTGCTGACCGCTACGACTTGACGATGGCTTACGAGCCGTTTGGTGACAAGCAGCCGGTTCCGGCAGAAATTGACGGAGGCGAGGGTGCGCAGAATTAAAATTGTGGAGGTTCGGACTTCGGGGGATCACAAAGATTGCCACATTTTTCTTGAAGATGGTTCCGTCCTTGATGGCGTAACATTTGTTGCGACAAGCAATTCCCTTGAGGAAATACCTTCGGTGAAGCTGGAAGCCTTCGTGTATCCACCTAAAAAATCGGGGCAATAATCATGGCGGAATCGTATAAGCCGACAGAAGGAATGAAGGAAGAGGCCGAGCGCGGCCTTGAGTGGCGTAAAGAATACGGTCGTGGCGGCACTGAGGTTGGTGTTGCCCGTGCGCGTGACATTGTGAACGGTCGCAACCTTTCGGAAGAAACGGTTAAGCGCATGTTCAGCTTCTTTAGCCGCCATGCTGATAACAAAGAAGCTGAAGGCTTTAGCCCCGGGGAGGATGGTTATCCGTCTGCGGGAAGAATTGCACACGCACTTTGGGGCGGCGATGCTGGTTTCTCTTGGTCGCGTGAAATTGTTGAGCGGCTTGATCCTGAAGATGATCGGTCATGGGAGCAGCGGCCATATCCAAACGAGCATGCCGCTCGCATCCAAGACCCAGACCAATACGACGATTTCCGCCGTGAGAACAGCGTGCCGCAAGACGGCGTTGACTACATCTTCGGCATAAAAGGCGACAGCAGCGAGCTTCAGTCAATCCGCTTTGACCGTGAGCTTTTCACTCCTGCCGCTGCCCGCGCTTGGCTTGATGACAACAATTTCAGCCCCTTAGAGTTTGAGGAAGCGACAGGTGAACGGTCAGAGTTGCAAGAAAGCAACAGCAATGGCATACTGCCTGAAATGAGCGAGGGTAACATGACTGAAGAAAACCGCGCGGAACCGGGTGAACTTTCCGTCGGAGATTGGGTCGAATGGGACTCAAGCGGCGGCGAAGCGTATGGCCGGGTTGACCGCATCGAAACAGATGGCGAGATCAACGTGCCTGACTCTGATTTCACCATCAACGGTGACGCGGATGATCCGGCGGCGCTGATTGAGGTCTATCGTGAGGGCGAAAACGGTTGGGCTGCATCCGGCGTGATGGTTGGACATCGGTTTAGCGAACTGCGCAAGGTCAGCAAGCGCAGCGCCGTCTCCAAGATTGAATACCGCTCGACCACCATCGGCAACGAAGCGATTGATGAAGACAATCGCCGCGTCAGCATTGCGGTGTCGAGCGAAGAGCCTGTGGAGCGTAGCTTCGGGGCAGAAATTCTGGACCACTCGGAAGGCAGCATTGATCTGGAC